ATGAAAGCACACGAAGGACATACTTTCAAAGACCAAGACGAAGCACATGATAGAGAGGACCACGTAGAAGGTTACTATGATGATGACAAAAAGAAAAAGAAAAAGAAAGGTTATGCTACTGAGTGTGGGTATGGCGAAAAAATGGTTGACGGTAAATGCAAAAAGGTAGCAGTTACCTTAGACTTAGATATTGATGAAATTAAAGCAGTAGTTATTGCTGATACAGGAGATACTATTATAGAAATAAGTGGTATTGCATTCCATGAAGGTATGAACAAAAACAAATGGTCACTTACACCGGAAGGTGCTATGTCTGTTGTGAGGCAAATGGAAGATAGTGATTTGACACTATTACATCCTAAAGCCAATGAAACAGGTGCGGGATTCACAAGAAATACAGATGGTGGTTTAGAAGAAGCAAATGTTGGTTATATAGTTGGCGCAACATTCTTTACAACCGCTAGTGGTTATGACGTTAGATATGTAGCCCATGTTACAAGACAAGAAATGTTTGCTAGTTTTGATGATGGTATATGGATGCAAGAAGGATACGGAGTAAGTATCGGTGGTTCGGGTGTTCCAGTACAAGCATCAGAAGATGGTTTAGTATTTGGAGAAGATTTTACATTCGACCATTTGGCATTAGTAGTCAAGCCCGCTTACGAAAGAGCGAATGTTGAGAAGGCCGTGAAGAAGGTAGTTGAACAAAAATTACCAACAGCAAGCGAAAACTCGGAAACCTTTATAGGACATTCTGTGGCTGACCACAATCAACCAACGGTGATTGCTATGACCGAAGAAATAGAAAATACAGAAATTGATTATGAAGCAAAAATTGAGGCTATACAGGCAGAGTTAGTTTTGGCTAACAGCCGTGTGGCTGAGTTCGAGGCTGAAGTGGCCGCAAGAGCAGAAGAAGAAAGAATGTCTTTAGTTACTAAAGCATCAGACTTGGGAATGTCCGGTCATGATGACCTTTCTACTGCAACATTAGAAACACTTATTGCATCTTGGGAAGCGTCTCACCCTGAGCCAACCCCAGTAGAGATGACACCAGTAGTTTCAATGGAAAAATCCGTTGAAGAAGTTGTTGAAGCATCTTCACAACCTAAAGTTGAAAACTACCTTAACGGCAAAATCGTTGCTAACGATGAAGCAATTTACGCAAAAGCATGGAATGCATGGGCTTCCGCTTGGAATAACACACTCGCAGTAGATGAGAAAGGAAGAATGAAGGCTCACCGCTACGACACACTAAAGGAGATGAACTAAAATGGTACAATACTCAGGAAATGACCCAAGACACGCACCCGATATACAAGAGACATTCGCAAGCAAAGGACTTTTAGTTAAGTACCATGCTGACGGACTTCTTATGACTGCATCTGTAACAGATACACCAATCGGTTACACAGCAGCAGAATCCTCAAGAGGAGAAGACCAAACATTAGAAGCAGCCGGAACTGGAACTGCATCTATCCTACCACTAGACGGACTTGTATACTTGAAGGTTGCTAACGCAATCGCAGCGCCAAAGTTCGGTCTTTCAATTTACGTATCACAAACAGCAGACGAAAACGGTTGTGTTGATGACGATGCATCTAACTCAGCAGTATTCGTTGGTTACTATTGTGGTGACGAAAGCGCAATCAGCGCGGGAGATTTCATACCAGTATGGTGCTGAATGAAAAAATGATATAGGAGATAAGAGGTGAAAAATAATATGAATCAAACACTAGAACAAATATTAAACGTAGAAGCAGCAGATGGACCTTTCGCACCGGGCGACGCGGTTCTAGAGCAAACTTTAAGAGACTTCATTCAATTGCAGTCTAACACTATCGCTATCGCAACCGACTTAGTTGGTGTAAGAAGCGTTCCTTGGCTACAATTTACATGGTACACAGGAGTTATCGGTACATTCGATTACCCATTGGATGACGTTGCACTAACTGACCCAACAAACATTGGGACTCAGAACTACTCAACCAAACTTGAGAAAGGTCAAGGTAGAGTTACTTTCCTAGACGCAGTACGTCTACGTGGTGAATCCTTTGAGAACATTGACAGGCAACAACTTGGAATTGTTCGTGCAAGGGCTGACACAATTGACAACCACATCCTTACTACTTTAGTAGCAGGTGCAGATAACAGCACAGCAGCAACAGCAGTATTCGGAAGTGGTTCAGCAGACGAAGAAGGCGACTTACTTGGATTAATGGATGACATCTTTGCTAACGCAAAGGTTAGCGGTAACGAACCACTTGCTTTGGTTCTACCTGCTGACAAGAGAAGTGCTATCCTAAACACAACATTATACGGAAACGTAGTTGAGTCACTAGGCGACCACTTGGCTAGAATCGCAAACTTAAGAATCTACTACACAAGAGATTACGGAAGCGGCGGAGCAATCGGTAACGACGCAATTATGCTAGTGCCGGGTTCGGAAACTGCTGAGTTCTTTACATACAATGGACCGGGATTCCAAGAGACTGAATTGACTCGTTTACCGGGAGTAGGTTACGATTGGCTATTAACAGGATACATGGGTAGCGTTATCCACGAACACCAAGATGGTGCGGCTGCTAACAAAACTCACAGAATAGCAAAGTTGACCGGAGTACGTTCCTGAGATTGGAGCGTGGTTAATTGCCTAAAGAAACTAAAAAGAAAGCGGCTTCTGCAAAGAAGCCTACTACCAAAAAGGCTGCTGCCCCTAAAAAGGCAGCAAAAAAGAAGCCTAGTGGCCCTACAAAGGCTGCTATGGCTTCTGCCTTAAAGGATAAAGGTATTCCATTACCCAAATCCGGTGAAGTGTCTGACATGGAACACCGTCTTAGACATTGGAAATCCGGTATGGGTTACATGGTTAGATTACATAGAAACGCAGGGGCTAGATACAAAGACCATCCCCTGTCTCTTTTAGATGCCCCTAGAAAGGCACTTTATTGGCTACCTGATAGCGAGATGACTGAAAAGATTCTTCTCACACGCAGGGTCGTAGTAGTAGGTCGAGTAAGCGAACCTTCAAATAACATGGTAGTTATTGATGTTCCATCGGACTACGATACACGATTCTGAGGTGACAATAAATGGCTTTCGTAATGGGAGATTTGGTAATAGAAGATGGTGATACTCTCTTCGATACTAATATTACCGTAAATACAATACGAGATTTGCTAAACAGACCACGCGGTCTAAACAGTGGTACTATTATTGAATACGTGAATATGCGTAATACACAAATCAGCAAGAAAGCAAGAAAAACAGGATATGTCGGTGTAGATTCTACAAACGCACCGACAACAGCAGAAGTAGAAACTGCTATCAAACTAGTAGTATGTGTAGACTGTCTAAGAGTTCTTATAGATACAATACCCTCAGTTGTACCTGAAAAAGAACAAGGTACATCCGATATTAGATTCAACAAACAATTGGCATCTTTCGAGAAACAAGCCGAAGATGCTTTAGCCGTTATAACAGAGAAAGGTGGTACAGCATTCTATATCAAAGGTACTACATCTAAAGTGAGTGGAACAACAAGCGGTGAATTATCAGGTTCGCTCACAAGTTAAGTGGGTGAATAAATGACAACATATTTTTGGCAAGGTAGTGCTAATCCTAGCCCCAACGACGGAGACAATTGGTTAGACCCATTAGGTCCTTCAACTGGGACTGCACCGGCAGATGGCGATAGTATAGTCTTTGACTCTACATCTGATGGCAATAATGATTGTCAATTCGATAGTGCTAACTTCCCCGCCAGTGGTGAATTAGTAGATGTTACTATTAGTGCTAATTTTACAAAGTTTATTACCACTAGTACAACTACTAGTATTAACTTAGACGGTAAGTTAGAAATAAATGTCGGTGGAAAAATAAAACCGACACATTCTATGACATTTGATTTTAATACCGCAGGTACTACAACAGTATATGATGGTAATGGTGATTCTTACACCCACAAACCGCTAGTTATCTACAATGTAGCGGATAGTATGTTTAATAGTGAAAGTGCTAGAGGATTAGTTACATTTAACTTTGGCGCACTAAATCTCAGTATGATAGACGGTATATATCCTAATATTACTTTTACGGGAACAATATATGCTAAGTCTATCTATTCAGATACTTCTAGAACATTACACAACACATACGGTTCTGTTGACATCTTAACAGTAAACGGTGGTAATATAGACTCCGAAAAATACAACATTTATGATTATGACAAGCAATTTCTGTTCGAAAAAGGATTTACATCTATCGGTGAATATTTTAGATTTGGACACACCACAGCAAGATTTGTAACTTACAGAAGTGCCGGAACTGGCGAAGTTGTTTTCCCAGTAACCGGAGAGTTAAATAGTGCTGCTTTTGGTAACGACACCACTAAAAACTTTTACACTCAATACCACAAAATTATTATAGAGAACAATGATAATTCTGCTAACTACTGGTTACTAAAAGGCGGTAATGTTTTAGAATGTAACGAAATAGTAGTTGGTGATGGTGGTAGATTCTATGGTCCTGTATCCGGTACAGCAGCAGCAGTCATTAGAAGTGTAAAAAGACCTAATGTATACGGTGATTGGAACTTTAGAGAAGTTACTGATGGTATTTACGAAAGTATCACTGGCACTAATGTAATACCTGTTAGTCATGGTGGTACAGGTAGATTAACATTGACTAAGGATAGTATTCTTTACGGTGATGGTATGGGAGCAGTAGGTTTAACTACTAAAATACTACACCCACTTTTCTTTGAGAGAGCAGCCCTAGATACAAATGCTGTTGACTTTAGAGTTCCAACAGTACAAAGTTCTACTGCTAATCCTAACGGTTATCCAATGCCATTTGCAGGTACAGTAATGGCAGCAACTTTTCTTTTTACAGGTACTATTGCTGATGATAGCAACACCAACACAATAAGAATAAGAAAAAATGGTGGTAGTAGCGGTAGCGACATCAAAGAGTTTACCTTTACGGGTGCAGATTTAGTACACCCTGCCGGTAGCGGAAATACTCTAGTAAAGACTGGAAGTGATGTTGAGTTTACCTTTTCAGCAGGTGATATTTTACAGATTAAAAGACAGGGTGGTGCAACTGACTTAAACAACAGTCAAGCACTACTTTGGATAAAGTTTGATTATTAGGTGATATAATGGAATGGGATGAGTTAAGAGGTTTTAGAGACGGGTTGTTAAAAGAAATGGATTACTACCAACTTGCTATAAGATGGGAAAATCTAACAGATTCACAAAAAACAGATTTGAGAACTTATCGTACTGCATTGTTAGATTTACCGCAAAACTACGATACACCTAATGAGGCTTATAGTAATATTCCTACCAAACCTTTATGGATGACTTGATATTGAATAACAACAGGGGCGAGTAGCATGGTAGATGTTTTGACAGACAATAAAAATCTAATATTTACTACCGAAGCAGATAGGCTAACAGTAACGCCTCACGCGGCACAACTTTTCAAAGATGCTGATAGCGGTTTCGTATTCTTTGGTGATGGTACAACAGAAGCAGGTCAATCTGCTGATGTAAGACCTGTCGTTGATAAAACCGATGATTATACCTTCGTAAGAACAGATGAAGGTAGAGTAGTTATGGCTAACAAAGCCACAGCAATTACATTTACAGTACCACTAAACAGTAGTGTTGCATATCCTATCGACAAGACAGAATTAAAGGTTATGAACAAAGGGGCAGGTACTTTAACAATTACAGGTCCAGTTGGTGTTACATTAAACGGTACTAGTGCAATACCACAATATGCTACTGCTGTAATTAGAAAAGACGCAACAGATACTTGGAACATATTCACAACCGTAGGTATTACAGGAGCAACTGGCCCTGCCGGACCTACTGGTCCGACTGGTCCAACAGGCCCTACTGGACCAAGTGGTTCTGATGGCGCTACCGGACCTCAAGGGGCTGCCGGACCTACTGGGCCTCAAGGCCCTACCGGACCTACGGGTGCAACAGGACCTACTGGACCGGAAGGACCAACTGGTCCACAAGGTTCTATCGGTTTGACAGGCCCTACTGGTCCGACAGGGGCAACAGGCGCTACTGGGCCT